CAACGTGATACAGATACTACACAAACTAAACAGGGAGGGGTTCCTACTACTTCTTCATTAGAAACTGATTTAGAAATTGAGTTTGTGCATAACATTAGTAAGGTGTCGGATGATCTAATGACCTCGCTCTTGAAGAATAAGGATATTGAAGTATGGATTGTATACCGGAAGCGGCGCAATCCACAAGGTCAATATTTTGCTTGGTACATGCGTGGGATTGTATCCGAAGATGAAAATGAGAACGATCCGGATGACAACTCAACTCGTGATGTAACTTTCACCATCAAAGGCGAACCCCAACGTGGATGGTTAACACTACCAGATGATGCGGAAGAAGAATTATCTTATGTCTTCCAAGGTATCGGTCAAGTTACAGAACAAGATAAGACTGGTGGTGGTACTGCCTTTACTGCTGAAGATGCTGGTAAAGGTTCAGATACAGCCCCAGCGAGTAAATAATTCAGAAAAGAATGAAGGAGAAGAATAATTGTGGAAATTAAATTAAACGATAAGACAGTTCAATTAAACTTTGGTGTGCGTTTTGTTCGTGAACTTGATAAGGTTGCGGGGATGTCAGTTAATGGCCAATCTTTTGGCTTTGGATTAACTAAGTCTTTGCCTGCTTTACAAGCTTATGATCCAGCAGTTTTAAGTGATGTAATTTACTCTGCCGCTTATGGAGTAAAGCCACGGCCAACGCAGAATACAATCGATGACTTCATTGATAATTGTGAAAACTTAGAAAAGGTATTTGACGAAGTTCAAAAGGAAATTAATGACTCAAATGCTGTTAAGGTAGCAGCAAAAAACATGAAGCCCTAGAAGAGCCGCAGACAAGTGAACAGCAGTATCACGAAATACTGCTAAATGGCCTAGCTCTTCTAGGCTTTTCTAATATTGAAGATATTGAACGAATGACTTTAAGAGAGTATCAATTGCGACTTGAAGCATATAAGATTCATCAGGTTAGAGAGCAGGAAAATCTTGCGACTCTTGCTTGGTGGATTCAAAGCGTTCAGGCAACTAAAGGAAGTGCAAAGCATCCTAAACCCGTCTTTAGTGAATTTAAAGACTTTTTTGATTCTCAAAAACTGATTGATCAAATTCGTTCTAGTTTTGAAGCTGATTATAGTCCACGAGCTAGTGCTACTAAAGCGATTGACCGAGCACAAATTTTTAATCGTCGACTGGAAGAATTTAAGAAACTAAAAGCGGCTGGAAAAATCGTCCCACTTAAAGAAAGGGGGATGAACAATGGCTGATAGTTATAGTGTTAGAGCGATTTTATCTGCAGTCGATCAATCCTTTAGTTCAACGTTGGCTAGAGCTGGACAGGCTACTCAATCGTTTGGAAACGCTGTAAATTCTAAAATGCAGGGTGTTGGTACTGCGATGAAAGTTGCTGGTGCTGCTACTACTGCGATGGGTACTAAAGCGTTAAAGGGTTTTGGTGATTTCCAACAAACTTTGAACACTACTGCAGTTGTCGCGGGTGGAACTTCAAAAGATATCAAAGGGCTTGCCGATGTGGCAAATCAGATGGGTGAAGACCTTCCGTTGAGTGCTCAAGAAGCAGCCAATGCGATGCTAGAAATGGCGCGAAATGGTGCATCGCTTGATGACATCAAAAAGCAGTTTCCAGCAATCGCAGAAGCTTCAACAGCTGCTGGCTCAGACTTGCAAACTACCGCTGGAGTTGTTCAACAATCAATGAACATCTGGAGTGATAGTTTAAAGTCACCAGAACAAGCTGCAGCTATTTTAGTTCAGACGGCGAATGCTTCTAATGCGTCAATTGAGGATATGCAACAAGCTCTTGCCACTATTGGTTCGACTGCTAAGATGGCTAGCATGGATATGGGTACAACAGCTGAAGCGATTGGGTTATTAACCAATCGTGGTTTCTCGGCTGCACAGGCTTCAGATGATCTTAACCATGCTATTACTCAGATGTTAGCTCCTTCCTCTATTGCCAAGAAGCAAATGGATGCGTTAGGACTTTCCTTTGTTGATAGTTCTGGAAAGATGAAACCATTTCCACAAATTCTTCAAGAAATTGCGGATAAAACTAACGGAATGGGTGATGCTCAAAAAACGGCAGCATTGAAAGCCATGTTTGGTGCAGCAGGTATGAAAGCTATCGTCCCGTTACTAGAAGCTGTAACTAATACAACTGGTGATGCTAAAAATAGTTGGTCTGCGTACGCTGCCGAACAAGACAAAGCAGCAAGCTCCACTGCGGCAGCAACAAGTTATTTGAAAAATCAAGCTTCAGAAATGCAAAAGAATATTGGTGCATCGTTAGAACAAGTTGGAGGTGCTTGGGAATCACTTCGCAATACTTCAATGCAATCTGCTCAAAGGATTAATAATCAATATCTTGGTATGATTAAAAATACTTTAGACTGGGCTACTAAATCGCAAAGCAGTACAGCAGGAGTAATTAGAAGCTTCATTGGTTTGTCACCGGTAATTGGTGCTGCTGCAACTGCTATTGGTGGTATTCTTTCCGGCTATGGGAAGATGATTAGCCTTGGTGGTAAGGTAATTGGAACAATTGGTAATATTGGCCGAGTGCTAGTTGTTCTGGGACAGTCTGGCGGAAGTATTACTAAGGTAATTTCGGCGTTGGAGGCTCTTAAATCTCAATCACTAATAGTTAAAACTGCTCTGATGGGTTTTAAGGTTGTTAGTGCGATATTTACAGGTCTATCTACTGTCGTTGGAGCTGTAGGGACGGCATTTACTACTCTTGCTACGGCTCTCGGTATTAGCGCGGCAGCATTAACGGCAATTATCGCTGTTGTAGCCGCTGTAGTTGCCGCTTTGGTTCTCTTCTTTACTAAAACAAAATTAGGTCAACAAATATGGTCTAACTTTGTAAACTGGTTAAAGCAAGCATGGGCTAGTTTAAAACAACTAGCTTCTACCGTTTGGAATGCAATAGGTCAAGCAGTAACACATCCTGTTGAAACAATTAAAGGATTGTGGAATGGGTTGACTAATTGGTTTAGTCAGTTATGGCAAAATATTGTCACTACTGCTAAGTCATTGTGGAATGGATTTGCACAATTCTTTGCTCCCGTAGTTGAAGCGGTGAAGAATATTTGGAATGGTATTAAAGATTTCTTCGGTCAATTGTGGCAAGGAATAGTTACTACCGCTCAAGGTGTTTGGAATAGCTTTGTTCAGGGAATGACTCCAATTATTGAATCTATTAAGAGCTTATGGAGTGCTCTTAGTGAATTCTTTAGTACGCTATGGCAGGGTATTGTGACGGTTGCTCAAGGTATTTGGAACACACTTGTCACTATCTTTACACCGATTATTGAAACAATTAAGGCCACTTGGCAGACATTACAACCATTCTTTAGTCAGTTATGGCAAGGAATAGTCACAGTAGCTCAAGCAATTTGGCAAACATTAGTAACCGTAATTCAAACAGTTTGGGACAATATTAAGACTGTGGTTCAGACCGCAATTCAAGTTATCTCACAAATCATCCAAACAACCATGCTGAATGTTCAAACTATCTGGTCAACCGCTTGGGACGTGATTAAGACTGTGGTCCAAGCTGTATGGACAGTTATCTCAACAATTGTTTCTACTGCTATTAATGCAGTGGCCGGAATTATCCGGGCTGTTACTGCAGCAATCAAAGGAGACTGGTCCGGTGCTTGGAACGAAATTAAGGGTGTCGTTTCGACTGTTTGGAACGGTATTAAAACCATAGTTACAACGATCTTTAATGCAGTTAGGTCAGTAATTAATAGCATTCTTAGTGGAATTAAATCGATGTGGAGTTCTTCTTGGAACGGGATTAAGAGTATTTCTTCCTCAGTTTGGAATGGAATTAAATCAGTTGTATCAAGCGGTATGAGTGGAATTCGATCCGTTGTATCAAGCATGATGAGTACTGTTCGTTCTGTATTTAGTTCTGGATGGAATGCAGCTCGTTCTGTAACCTCCAGCGGTATTCATGGTGCTGTTAATGTTGTTCGATCAGCAGCAAGCGGAATGGTTTCTGCAGGTCGCAATTTTGTTATGGGATTTGTAAATGGTATTCGTGGGGCTATTGGCGCTGCTGCTAGTGCAGCTGCAAATATGGCTCGTTCTGCGATGAACGCTGCTAAATCTGCTTTAGGAATCCATTCACCATCCCGTGTTATGCGAGACCAGGTTGGGTACTATGTTGTAGCTGGATTCGCCAAAGGTATGAACGATAACACCAATTTGATTGATAAGGCAGCTAATAATCTTGCTGCTCACGCAATGCCATCTGTTGATATTAGTAGTTCAATTAACGGCGTACTTAGCCACGGCAATATTAGTAATAACATTGGTGGGACAATCGACCACCAACTTAATATAAATCAACAACCGGCCTATATTAACCTTTCACTGGGCGGAACAGAGTATAGGGCATTTGTTGATGATATTAGCCGTGAACAAGGTGCGCAAACTTCATTGAATAAGTATAGATTTTAGGAGGTAATGGTTATGTATGGTTTTACTAACCTGGATATTAATCCATCAATTAATAGTCCCACTCGCCCGGTGGAAGCAATTAATTACGGTGGTCACTGGTTAGATGATGAAATTACTGGCTATACCACTTTAGTCGTGAGTGGTCGACATACGTTTTCACGGAAAATTAATGATGTAGATTTAACTGGCGATGGGAATATGTATTTATCATCAAAACTAGAACGACGAGTTATCGAAGTTAAGTTTTTGATTAAGACAGAATCCATCGCTGAATATAACAGACAGATGGAGCAGCTAAATATCATTTTATCGAAACCACATCAACGGTTATATTTTGCTGATTATCCAGAAGCTGTTTATACCGGAACAGTGACTGAAATTAAAATGGAAAATGATATTTTAAACGATGTTGGGACGATAACAATCGAATGCAGTGACCCGTTTGCTTATAGTAGTGACCAACTCGCTTCGGGAACCGGTAATAGTTTCCAATTTCCAAATGCAGGAATAAATTATGGTCAAACTCCAGAAACGATTATTTTTAATCCTAGTGCTGACATCGGTTCTTTGACTGTTTCAAACGGGAATAAGAAGATTGAGATTAATCAAGGAATTACTGCTAATGCCAAGGTGTTGATTGATTTTAATGCGCTTGATGTTGTTATTAATGAAGTTTCGGCATTAATGAATGTCACTTTGGATAGTAACCTTGGCGATTTCTATATCAAGGACGGTGATACGATTCGTTTTTCGACAAACGGAAAATATGAAATTAGGTATAGGGTGAAGAAATTATGAGAATGTATCTATTAGATAAAAAGCAACGTGTCAGACGTTGGCTCAAGGATAATGATTTCATTGAAGCTGAAATGACGGAAGAAATTAATGCAGCTAATCAGATCAATTTCTCCATGCCCTTAAAAGATTGTATTGCGGATAACATTTACTATGTTGCAATTCCAGCACCACACAGTAAGCAAAAATATTTATTGTTTA